TTCAGCCGATCCTTAACTTGTTCATGTTCGGAGCGGCGGTTCGTCTCGCGCTGACTCCGACACCTCCGCCTCCGTTCGAGAAGTTATTCGGTACTTGGTTCTATGCGGCCTGGCTGACGCTCGGAGTGGTTTCTCCACTGCTCTGTCTACTGGCCTGGATTCTGATTCGCGGCTACGGACGCGCGATTGTGCTGGGCCAGGGAATACGCCTGTCGGGGGACATCGGTGTCCTGACCGTGCTGCTGTCGTATCACCTCGCCGAGCTGCCGGTGCGCGACGAGACGCACATGTTCTCTCGCTACGTCGTAGCAGCGGTCATGGTGTTCGTCATCGAGCTGATTATCCGTGACCTGTGGGCGATCCGACTTCGCAATCAGATCGCCCGACAGCAGGGAGCCTCATGACGAACCACAGCGTCGGAGCATGGATAGTGGCAGGCGGCGGCGGGACGCTGGTCGGGAGCCTCGCCGTCGCGGTGATACAGACATTCGGCAAGCGGGGCAGAGACCGCGCCGAGGCGGCGGATCTCGCCACGTCAGCGGCCACGCGAGTCATCGACAGATTGGAGAAGGAGAACATTCGGATGCGGTCTGCGATCCTCGCGATTACCGACGTGCTCGATGCGGTGATCGACGACCTGCCGATCGACCATCCCGCCAAGGACAGGCTCAAGAAAGTCAACAACGCCGCCAAGATGTCGGCGGTCTGAGAACTGCACCCTGCCGCTCTAATGTCAGTGTCAGCACCACCAGGACCAAACTAGGAGGACAGCCAGATGGCGACGTTCCCGATCGTCAAGGGCGTGCGGTTGCGCGCGACCAAGATCAACTCGTGCGGGCTGCCCATCGCCGGGGCCTCGAACTACATCGTGACCGACGGCTACGTCAGCGCGTCACTGGAGCCGGTCATGAAGGACGCCTCCGAGCTCGAGCAGGTCAACGCTGAGGGCAAGACGTGCGTCATCGACCGCACTCCGCCCGAGCGGAAGCACTACACCGTCGACATCGAGCTCTGCAACGTGAACACGGGACTGATCTCGCTGTTCAACGGCTGGGAGCAGGTGCTCGACTACAACGACGAGGCCGTCGGTTTCCGCGACCAGAAGTCGGTGGATGGCGACTACGGCGTCGCGCTCGAGATCTGGACCGGTGGCCGCGCAGAGGACGACTGCCCGATTCCGACGGAGGACTCGGTGTTCACCGATCCCGGCACCGGTAAGAAGTACGGCTACCTGCTGGTCGGTGCGACCGAGTTCCAGCTGTCCGGCATCACCGTCAACGCGACGATCTCGACCATGACGCTCAGCGGTGTCTCACTCGCCATGCCTCAGTGGGGCCGTGGGCCGTGGAACGTCGCCGCCATCGACAGTGACAACACGCCTGGTCGTCTGCTGGAGCCGGTGAACGAGGAGAGCCACTACACGTTCTTCCGTACTCCGATCGCTCCGCCGGAGCCGACCGTCGATCAGGAGCCGCAGCCGCTGGAGATCGCGACGATCTTCACCGATCCGGACTTTTACTTCGGCGGCCCCGGCAGCGCGCCCGCAGCGGACGTCGCACCGGATCAGCCCGTATCGTCTGCCTGAGCCGACTGATCGAGAGTCAGTGGTGTGGAAGCCGATCTCACCACTGCACTGGTGTTCGTCCTGATGCCGTACGTTGCCGGGCTGATCGTGGTGTGGATTCTTATCACGTGGGGCGACAAGTGACAGCACCTGTTCTCGATACGCTGATGACGTGACATGCAACTGGCCTGTGGACGAGAGCTGCCTGCCGGATCTCCCTGAGCAGGGCTCCGGCGACGACCCGACGTACGCATCGGCTGTCGCGGCGCTCTCCGTGGCGGTGGACACCGCTGTCGAGGTTCTGTGGGCGCTGTCCGGTCGTCAGTTCGGTGCGTGCCCCGTCACCGTCCGCCCGTGTCCGGAGAACTACCCACCGAGCCTTCGCCGCCGCCCTGTGCCGACCGAATACGAGGTGTTCTCCTGGCGTGACAGCAGCTGGGCTGTGCTTGGCTGCGGTTGTGCCACGCGCTGCATTCGCTCCGGCCCCGGCGTCGTTCATCTGCCCGGCCCGGTGTCCTCGATCGTCGCCGTCACCGTGGACGGTGTCGAGCTCGACCCGTCCGAGTACGCGCTCGAGGAGGATCGGCTCTACCGCGTCGATGGCTTCTGGCCCTCGCAGGACATGAGCCGACCGGTGACCGACTCCGGCACCTGGCAGGTGGAGTATCTACGAGGCATTGAGCCTCCCGCTGGTGTCGGCAAGCTGGTGGCGGTGCTGGCGACAGAGTTCTACAACGCCTGCACCGGCGGCAAGTGCCGACTACCGCGCACCATCACCGACGTGACGCGGCAGGGCGTGTCGCACCGAGTGTTCAATCCGAACGACATCTACGCGTCGGGCAAGACCGGTATCCCCGAGATCGACCTGTGGCTCTCCGCCGTCAACCCGTACCGTGTTCTCGCGGCTCCGACGGTGTTGTAAGGACTCGTCATGACGGCTCCGACTTGTACCGATCCGGCGAGCGCCATTGTCGACGCCTACACCACTGCGCTCGGCGAGGTGTTCGACCCGACGAGCGACTGCCCTCCCGTGGGCGGCGGCACCACAACTGTCCGATTCTTCGGTGGTGACGGCATTCCGATGGCGGCGTGGAACGCGCACACGTCCGGCGGCGACGACTGTCGTATCCCGTTTCTGTGGGTCCGCGTGGTCCGGCGGTTTCGTACACGCGAGTTCCCGAATCAGGAGATCGGCATTGACTCCTGCTCGCTGCCCCGCGTCATCGCGCTCGAGATCGGCGCGGGTCGCTGTGCCACAGTCGAGCTTGATCCGTCCTGGGAGGACTACGCCGCCGAGGCGGAGGTCTCTCTCGACGACAGTTGGCGTATCGAGCTGGCGCTCTGCCGAGCGGCTGCCCGAATACGGGGGATCGGCTACTCGGCCGGTTCTGGTGAGGTGAGCCCGTATGGGCCGGAGGGCGGCGTCGTCGCCTGGATGGGAGAGGCATATGTCCAGTTCTAAGACAGTGGTCACGATCAAAGGCAGTGTCATGCCGAGCGTCGTTCTGCCACGCGGAGCCACCAAGACGGTGGTGCTGACCGATCGGATTCAGCGACTCATCGACCGTGGTTTCGTCACCGTGGTCGAGACGCACACGATCAAGGACGCGCCCGCCAAGAAGGCCCCCGCGAAGAAACTGCCCACGGGCTTCGTCAGTGGCTCTTGACCGGTCGAGCACTGGCCCGCGAGGTACACGGGTCACTGCCAAGCTCGTTCTCAATCCGTACGAGGCGCAGTCCTGGTCGCGCAAGTTCATCACCGAGCGCAACCGGGACATATCGCGACGGATGGTGCGTGCAGCCCAGGAGGAGGCCCCGGTCAGAACGGGACGGCTTCGGCGGAACATCCGCTCGGAGCCGTTCCGTATGACCGGCCCGTACAAGGGCGAGGGCGGTGTTGGTATCAGCAAGTCGGCTGTGCCGTACGCGGGCTACGTCCGCTGGGGGACACGCCCGCACATCATTCGCTGCCGTCGCCCGGCTTACGCACTGCACTTCTACTGGAACCGCGTCGGCCGATGGGTGTTCTTCGACCACGTGAACCATCCGGGGACGAAGCCGAACACGTTCCTCGAGCGGGCCATGAACAAGGTCGCACGAACCATTCGATGATGGTGGTATCGTCGCGTCTGTGAGCCAGCCCAACCCGTTCGCCGCTGAGATGCCGCGACAGCTCTCTCCCGTGTCCGACACCGAGGAGGTCGTGGATCAGCCAGCCGACGTGGCATGGCCGCACGACACGATTCAGTTTCTCGGTGACACTCTCGAGGTCCGCAAGCCGACAGCGCAAGCACTGGCGGCGTACAGCCTTGCGTCGTCCAAGTACGTCAGCGCATCCATGCGGAACGACATGACCGGCCTGTTCATCGCGCGGCACCTGTCACCCGACAGCTACGCGCAGGTGTTCTCCCGGCTGATGGACCCCGACGATCCGGACTACACGCTGGATACGATCGGCGAACTGATGCGGGACATCGTAGGGCTTCAGAGCTCAGGTTCTGCGTAGCGACACTGCCCGTGCGTTAGCCTGAGCAGGTGGCGGAGGGCAAGTTAACAGTAGGCGTCGAGATCGACGCCTCGAAGGCATTCGACGGCTTCGCCGACTCCGTACTGAGACAGCTTAAACCTCAGCTCGACAAAGTACAGCAGGACATGCAGTCCGCCATGGTCGGCGGCGGCGGCGGCGGTTCCGGCGGCGGGGGAGGCGGAGGACGCTGGAGTCAGCTGGGTGACATCGCCGCCGGATCGTTCATCGGCGCGCTTGGTTCACAGCTTGCTGTCAAGGGCCTGGCAGTCATACAGGACTTCGCGTCCAAGGCCGCTGACGCGGTACGCGGCATCTTGTCCGGCGGCTGGGATCGCCTGGTAGCACTCGACACCGCCAAGACCAAGATGCTGGCGCTCAAGGTGTCGGCGGGCGACACCGAGGTCGTCATGAAGAA